TCACACTTTATGACTCCAGTTAGACAGTTTGAACAAAACACACTTCAGAAACATACAGCTTTTAGAGTTAAACAAATAAAAGACGAAAACAAAATGAATTTTACGAAACAGTTAACAGCAGTACACAATGGTTATTTAACTAGTATAAGTGGTATAACTGACCCTTTACAAAGAGATACAGTTACTGGGGAGTATCTTAAAGGAGTTAATTCAAAAATTCAAACTTATATTACAGAGGGTAATGACCCAAAGGAAGTTTTAGATGCAGCAGAACAAATGTTTAAAGCTGAAATAGAAGATGAATATGAGGATGGGAATACACAATTAGCTGAACATATGTATAGAAAAGGATTACTAGAATTAAGAGGCAAAGAGGGAAAGTTTGGTGATTACAAAAGAGACACATTAGAAGACTGGTGGGAGGGTGTTCAAGAAAAAGCACTTGAAGACCAATCTAAAAAACTTCTTGCTGAAGGAAGAATTAGAAAAGAAGAGGGAAGAAAAGCTGCTGCAAAGATTAAAAAATATGTTACAGATAACCCAACAGTAAATTTTAATACC